CCTGGAACGTCAAGGCCCCTGGGGTGATCGTCGCCGTCCGCAGGGTCGACGTGGTCAAGCTCTGCCCGCCGAACGCCACGTTCCCGGGGGTGAGCTGCGACGTACGGACGATGTTCAAGCTCTGCCCGGAGAACGTCAGGGCGCCAGGGGTCAGGGTTGCGATCACCGCCACCGATGTCGTGAGGGTCTGACCTGAGAACGTCAACGCTCCGGGGGTGAGCTGCGACGTGATGAGCGAAGTGAGTGCCTGCCCCGTGAAGGTCAACGCGCCGGGGGTCAAGGTGGCGATCTGCCCGACCACCCCGTTGAGGGTCTGCCCGCCGAAGGTCAAGGCTCCGGGGGTGAGCTGGGAGGTCCGGACGACGTTCAAGCTCTGCCCGGTGAAGGTCAACGCCCCAGGGGTGAGCGTGGAGACGATCGCGATGGTCGCGTTCAGGGATTGCCCCGTGAAGGTCAACGCTCCGGGGGTCAGCTGGGATGTGATGATCGAGTTGAGGGTCTGGCCTTGGAACGTCAACGCACCAGGTGAAAGGACCGCGGTGATGTTCCCCGACGCCGTGGTGGACGGGATGAACTTCGGGCGCCAGGTGTAGAAGCGCCAGCTCATCTCCACCCCGTCAGGGTGAACGCGTCGAAGTCCCGCATCGCGGGCCACGTCGTGCGGGCCGGCGTCTCCAGCATCGGCGGGGCGAGGGATGCCACGAGCTCCAACGCCACCGCGGCCCAGTCCGATGACGTGGCGGTCTGGTCGACGCTCGTATCGTTCGAGTTGCGGAACTGAACCGCGAGCGTGTTGGACGGGACGGTGGCGGTCTGCTTGACGATCCGGAGGAATCCCGCACCCTCACCCGTGGATTCCCCGAGGACGGCGGCGTCGTAGTTGAAGAGCCCCAAGGTCCCGTTGGCTGTGTTGCCGAAGGCCGCGAGCGTGACCGAGGGGTTGGCCCCGGCGTCGGCGCGGTTCGTGGTCGGCTGGAGCACGAAGTCGGTGACGTTCTGACCGCTGATCTCGATCACCGCCCACACCGCGCAGATGTCCACGTTCGTAACCGTGGTGAACGTGATCGCCCCCGAACCCGGCGCATCCCCGGACTGCGCCGACCAGACGGTGAGGCGGGAGTTGGGGGTCGCGATCGTGTTGGAGGTCACGTCCGCTTCCTGCGTCCACGAAACGGACGGACCCCCGGACAAGGTAGGAACCTGCGGCCCTCCCCCCGCGGAGCGATTGGCGCAGAACGCGAGGATCAGGCCCGTGTTCGCCGTGGGGCTTATCGAAGCCGTCGTGTACGTGAGTGAGTCGGTGTTGTCGAAGCTCGCGGTAAGAACGCTTTGGGAGATCTTCGGCTGAGGAACCCCGGCGGCGCGGATCTCGATGCCCCCGATCCCGTTGGAGACGCTCGTCCCCGACCATGTGGTTCCGGTCACCACCGCACCTCCGACCTTGTAGCCGTGGCAGATGGTCGTCGTCGTGGCGGCTCCGGCGCTCGCCTGCTGGATCAGCGTCTCCCCGTGCGCCGGGGTGAAGTCACGTTCTGGACCTCCGCAGAAGGCGAACACGAGGGTCGCGTTGGCCGCGTTGCTCACCGCCTGAAGGGCGATGTCGCGGGCGTTGCCGTTGGTGAGGGAGTTGTACATGTTCTGCCGCGTGCCGTTGACGAACAACCCGAGGATGCCGTCGCCCGTCTCCCCGTTCTCCACCTCGAACGCACTCCAGATGTTCTCGATCTGGTTGACCCCGGCGTAGTCGAAGGTCGCGGTGAACGTGCCGGAACTGGTGGCGATGAAGCCGTAGATGTGGAACGTCGACGCGACCCCACCCGGTGAGGAGAAGATCAGCGTCGGGGTCTCACCCGAGGAGACGGTGACGGTCGTCGGTGGGATCGACCCCGCGGCGAGCCGGGTGCAGATGTTCATGATGACCGGACGCCCGGCGGTCTTCGCGTAGGTCGTCCCGGTCGTGTAGCTGGACTGCGCCGCGACCAAGCCGCCGTCGAGCAAGCGGTGGCAGCGGAGGTCCGTCGTCGCAGCCGTCGCAGGACGGAGAGCCATGGTCATCATCGCCTTGCCGGATGCGGTGGCGAGCGTGACCGTGGTCGCCCCGAACGCCCCCGCCGCGGCGAGGGTGCCGGTCCAGCACCCCAAGGCCCCGCCGTTGCCAACGTTGTCGTTGTTATCGATCCGCTCGGTGAGGCTCCCGAGGGTGGCGTTCGTCTCACCGGAGAAGTTCGCCGTACCCGCCGCCGCGTCCGGCAGGGAGCACGCCATCGCCTGAACGATCAGGCAATCCGCGACCTGCGTGGAGTTGCCGAGGAATGCGCCAGTCGTATCGACTGCGGCCTCGTAGGTGGTGGCGACGAGGTCGAACGGGATCCCCGTAGTTGCAGCGCCGGAGAAGCTGATGGCCCGGCAGATGATGTGATCGCCGGGGTCGTTGGAGGTCGGCATCGTCGGGGAGGCCGAATCGATCCGCGCCCAATGAGCGGTGATCCGCGTGTTCCCGGCCTGGTCCTGAGGGGAGCCGTAGACCTCGGTCCAGGTCTGGTTCCCGCCCGACCATGTGACCGCCTGCGCGGCGGTCTCCGAGAAGATGATGCAGATATCGTTGGTCGTCGTGCCGGTGGGAAGTCCGGGGGAGGCGGTCGTGATCGAGGATGCGACCGTCCCCACGGCGCGAACGGCCGGAAGGGTCACGCTAGATCACCGTGACGGTGACCGTGCAATCCCAGACCGTGACGTTGTTGACCTCGAGCTCGAACCGCCAGTCATACGGCTCCCCCAGCTCTTCGGGGTTGCCCCACCACGCCTGCGTCCCGACGAAGCGGAACGTCCCGTCAAGCTCAACCGCGGCGTAGGCCATGCGGTCGACCTTGTACAGCTCCTCACCCGTGTCCCCGGTGTAGGCGTTGACCTGGAGATTGGCCGTCCCCGCTCCGGTGGCCTTGGCATTGAGCTTGCCGGTGATCCACGTATCCAACGTCACCGATGAGCCGCACGGCATCGCCTCGCCGCGGTAGCCCGTGATCTTGAGCGTCGCGGTGATCCCGGTCGCCGGTCCGGACGCGGAGGCGACGCTCGCAGCGACGAACGCTCCGATGACGATCAGCCCGACGAGCGGCAGCAGGGCCTTCCTCATGCGCCCTCCTCGAGCCACAGCGTGGAGACGAGGGTCACGTCGTCGGCCAGGGTGTTCAGGAGGTTGATCACCAACGCGCTCTGAGCCACGCCATAGGCTTTGTGGCGGAACTCCGGCGGGTAGAAGATCGGCCCATAGCCGGAGCGGACGTTGAACCCGAACGCCTCCAGGTTCTGCGTCGTGCCAGAGGAGGAGGCGATCGTGGTCCCGTTGGCCTCGACCGCCGCCGCCATCGCCACGGTGTTCAGCTCATCCTGGGGTCTGGGGGTGACCGCCGAGCCGTTGGAGGACGTGAAGGTGCCGCCGATGTAGCGGATGATCTTGCACCGGAGCCACTCCTCCTGAGCCTCGGCGACCTCCGAGGTCGTCGCGAAGCTCAGCCCCAGCAGGGTGACGGGCTTATCTGCCGCGGGGTCGATCTCCCAGAGCGTCGTATCCCCGCCGGCGTTGGTAACGGTCACGTCGATCTCTGCCGTGTAGATGAGCCCCATCTAGATCGCCGTCGCAGTGAACAGGCCCGAAGCGGTGATATCCACGGTGTACGTGGAACCCGATGCGAGCGTGACCCCCGTGTCGTCCATGAACCCGACCAGCGGCTTGATCGGCGGACCCGTGGAGACCGTGTCGTCGTGGACCACTGTGTAGCGGAACGTCAGACCTGCGCCCGATGCGGTCCAGCTGAAGTCGTCCGCGGAGTACGTGGTCACGTTGCCGGTCGCGTTGTAGCTGACCGTCTTGTTCGCCAGCGCCACGCCGTTCGCCGTGTATCCGTTCGCCGTGCCGAGCTCCCCCGTGGCATCCGCGAACGCCTCGTTCGTGTCGATGTTCGGCGTGTACCCACCCGTGGTGTGGAGGGTCGCCCGCCAGGTGTCCGAGATGTAATCCATCTGGCCGGCATCTGAGCCCGCTTCTCCACCGAGGACATTGGCCCCGAACTTCCCGTACATCTGGAACGCGGGCATCTATGCCACCGCCCCGGAGTAGCCGTAGCGCTCGAGCTCGTGGCCCTTCGGGCACTTGCCCTCGATGTGGTAGATCGTGCCCTTGCCGTCCGAGCGCCACTGCTGGGTGTACAGGCCGCGCTCCCCGCACTCCGGGCAGGCGCTCATGGTGACCGTCTCCCGCTTGAGGTCGCCGGCCTTCTTGAATCTCTGGGCGTATCCCTTGAAGTCGTCCTTCGCCATCGTTCCTCCCTATGCGGGGACCGGGGGCCGGGCCGTCGCCCCGCTACCGGCCCCCGGTCTCCCGTTCATCCGACCCCGACCGGACAGAACCGCTCGAGGACGTTCTTCTCCTCGGTGCTGAGGAACAGGTTCGGCGCTACGCCCCTGGTCTCCTGGATCTCCGGGCCGAACGTATCCGGCAGGGAGGTCAAGGCCCTTGCGGCGACCTCGAGGCACATGGACTTGATCACGATCATCTCGTCCGAGGTCGAGGCATAGCCGGAGTCGTAGGTGACGACGATCGGCCCCTCGTCCCAGTACGTGCCATCGGACTTGTAGACCTGACCGCTGATGTAGTTGGTCCAGAACTCCGTGAACGCCACGGCGGTCACCGTCAACGTGAGCGCCGTGATCGGTCGCTGCGTGACCTCGATGTAGGTCCGGTTCCATTCGGCTGCGAACTCCTCCTGGCGTCCCGTGACGGCGTCGAGGTCCTGACGGGTGTAGCCCCGGATCAGCGCCGAGGCATAGCCGAGCATGGTGGTGCCACGGGCACCGAGCCCGGACGTCCCTAAGAACGCCTCGAGCTCGGTGACCGTGGCGAAGTCGGCCATCTACTTCTTGGCCTTCCTCGTTGACTTGCGCTTCGGCTTCGGAGTGACCGCCTCCGTCTTCACCGGCGCGGCCACGAGCGGCGGGGAATCCTTCCACCTCCACTCGCGCACGTCGCCGTGCTGAACGTAGTAGCCCTCCTCCGTCTCTTCCAACCGTTCCTCGGCCATCAAAGCACCGCCGCTCCAACGGTCAGGCCGGTCACCTGCGAGTAGGTGACCGCGAGCGAGCGCGGGTACACGCCTGAGGGCAGCGCGTAGACCGCGGTCCCCGAGATGAACGCTGGCTGCGCCACCCCGTCGATCGTGATGACCGTGGAGTTGGCGCCCACCGTGGCGACGAGTACCGGGGTGCCCGGTGACTGCCATCCACCGGCGTTCGTGCCGGTCCCTGCGACCGTATCTCCACCGCCAGAGGCGGCTGCCATGGTCATCGCGGCGCCTTTGGCTGCAACTGTGATCGCTGCCATGTTCTGCTCTCCTTCCCTGGCTTAGGTGATCCGGATCCCGGACAGGCCCACCGGGCGAAGCAGGTGGGTCGCGAAGTAGCCGAAGATATTCAGCTCGATGTTCGCTGGGCCTTGCTTCTCGTCGTAGCGGAACGTCAGGAGCGGGGACTCCCACACCCAGACGTCCGCCTGGTTCCAGATGAGGATCTGCGAGTCACTGGCTGCGACCCCGGTGTTGGCCCAGGCCGGCTGGAACTGGAGCGAGTCGACCTGATAGCCACCGGTCGCCACGTTCGCGGCGCCGGGGGCGTTCATCCCGCCGGTCCACGGGAACAAGGGCCGCTTGGTGGTATCCAGCGCGGTCGCGAGGAGCACCGAGGCCGCCTGTCCCATCGTCGCAGTGGTCGGGAACAGGAACCGCTGGAAGGGGTACTTCGCCAGGCGCTCGCGGATATGCGCGACGAGGGTCTGGTTGTCCGTGCCCTTTGCGGTCGTGGATGCCTGCGCCCCCGAGGGGACGTTGTCCGTCGTGATCGTGCCGCCCGCGCCCGATGTGCCGTTGAGGAGCGTGTAGAGCTTCGTTTCGGTCTGACGGGCATAGGACTCCCTCATCGTGGAGAACGCGATCTGATCGATCGCCGGGTTCGAGGAGTCCACGAGCTCGCGGGTCACGACCATCCGGCCCGAGATCCCCTGAGGGGTCACGGTACGGAGGCCGAGCGCGATCGAGCCGTCCGAGGGGTTCGTACCCTCGACATGGTCCGCCGAGGCGGTGGTCGAGGAGGTGAACGTCGGCACCGTGAACGGCGTCGCGTCCGAGATGGTCCCCCGCGAGGCGTTGTTGATCATCGGGCGGCCCTTGGTGAGCTCGGTCACGTACAGGTCGGGCCGGTAGCCCGGCGGGATGATCTGCGAGGCCGTGGTCGTCGTCTGCGGAGCGAACCGCAGGTGCGAGGACAGGACCGTCGTCATCTCCTCGGACTGCTGACGGAACTTGCGGATCCGCTCGAGCGCTTCGTCGCCCTCGGGCGTGCCCTTGGATTCGATCGCGTTCCATGCGTCTCGCACGAGCGAGAAGTGCCCGGCGTCACCGCCGAACGTGTAGACAGACGGCTCCTTGAGCGTGGAGAACCGCGCCGCGTTCACCGGCTCCGGGCCGTCCTGCGGCTTCGGCATCGCCTCGAGCGCCGTACGGAACCCTGCGGACACGGCATCCCCGAGCTGCGCGGCGGCTTCGGTCTGCGCCGCGGCGAGCGCGTCGATCCGCTCCGTGAGGCTGGTCAACGCCTGATCCAACTGTGGCGTCGCCTCCTCGTCCTTCTGGTCCTGGTCTCCCATCACTTCCTCCTTGGGTGCCTGTGCTGCGATGGACTCCACGTAGGCACCGTCGAAGGCAGGGACCGGGACGAGCCCGACCATGACCAATCTCGCCCGCGTGACGTTTCGCACCGACCTATCGGCGGCGTCGTACTCCCAGCCACCTGCGTCGAAGCGTGGTTCGATGGAGAACCCGTCGAGGACCCCGTCCTCGGCCAAGGAGAGTGCGCGGTCTCCCTCTTCTCCTCGCGCGATCTTGAACTTGCCGTAGAGCCCCGCCGGGATGTTCTGCAGGTGCGTGGCGTAGGCCACGGTGCGGTCCCGGTCGTGGTAGAGGTTCAGCTTCACCCGTGACGTGTCGTTCCAGTAGAGCGAGCCCTTCTGGAACCGCCACTGCGCCGTCCCCGCGGAGTCGGTCGCTATCGCGTCCCACGGAACCACGACGCCGGCGATCGTCCGCTTCTCGGCGTTGACCGCGAAGTTGACCTCGTCGCCGCCCAGCTCGAAGACGATGCTTTCTGGTCCCTCAGATGGTTCCGTCAATCATCCCGACCTCCGGGCGACGGCGTCGGCTGGTTCATTATCCGCTACGGGAACAAGTGTTCGAGCAGGTAAGGCGGGTTTCTTCACCCGCGGGATGTCCTCGAGCTCCGCCAGTCTCTCCGGTGGGTAGAGCCCCAGAGGCTCGCCCACTGCGTAGGTGTCCATCCGCGTCTTGGTGTCCGAACGAAGGAAGGCGTCGAGGTTCGTCTTCACGTAGTACCCCCGCGGGGTCACGTCCCGCATCGACAACCGCGTCTCGATCGCCTCCATGTACGGGCGGAGGGTGAAGTCCAGCAGGTCCTGTCTGCGCTGCTCGGCGTTCTGGTAGGTCCGTGAGGTGGTGGAGACCCCCAGGTCCTCAGGGTCAACCCCCGCGGCCCTAGCGATCTCGAGGACCGCGTGCTGACGTTGGTCGCTCAGCTGGATCTGCTCGGCGTTGAACTGCAGGGCCTTGGCTTCCAAGCTCGCACCGATGAATCCCCAGACCCTGCGGCGGCGGTTCGCCTCCCACTTATCGAGGAGGCCCGTGATCTTCGCGTCATCCTCGTCGACCCGCACCCCGTCTCTGGGGGTCAGGTAGCCGAGGGGGATGGGTTCGTCGGCGTAGCCTGCCGCCGTTCGGTCCAGGGTGAGGCAGGTCCGGATGGCCCGGGCCGCGTGAACGAGCAGCGGCGGGTTGGGCCCGTAGAAGCGGATCACGTTCTCGGTCCCCACCGGGGCCCCGTCGATGTAGATCCCGCCCGTCCGGATGGGTGAACCGTCGATGTAGCTCACCCCGCTCACCGGAAGCACGGCCCATCTCCGGGGGGCGATGTAGGAGGCGTACGTCGGCCAGCCGGCGAAGTTTCGCGCGGTGATCAGCCACAAAGACTCACCCTCGAACAGGAGATCCTCGTACGTCGCTGCGAGGGTGACGATGTTCGGGATATCCGGGTCGATCTGATCGAAGAGGGTCGTCGGTGCCTCGGAGCCGGTCAGGATCTCCCGCTCGGAGTTCCTCAGGTGGATGGGCAGCGCCGCCGGCGTGCAGATCAGGTTGCGAGCCCGCATCACCGCAGGGACTTGCAAGGCTTCGGCCCTCGAGATACGCGGAGCGAGGGTCCCGCCCATCGTGAAGCTCTGCATCATCTCCGGGGGTACGGAGACCTCGAAGTTCACATCTGGCTCAGCGTCGAAGGTTCTGCCAGAGCGAGCGGCGAGCCGTGAGCGGATACTCATCCGACCGCCGTCGGCGACCCGACGTAGAGGTCGGGCGAGTAGGCGGTCGCGGCGTGCGCTGCCATCATCACGGCGATTGTAGCCCGCGAGCGGTCCGCGATGATGTAACGCTCGCCCTGTTCACTCACCTTGAGCAGCGCCGCAAGGACATGCTTCCTCAGCACCGGATCCCCGTCGTGGATCAGCAAGCCGCTTCGACGGAGGCGATCGAACGTGCCAGAAGCGGCGGTCAACCTCGCGGGGGAGTGCGGCGCTTCGACCATCGGCACCCCCCGGCCCTTGAGCAGGTCGGCGGAGCGGATGAACGCCCCCACGGGGTGCTGGACCTCGACCACGCGGTAGAGGTCGCAGAGCTCCACGATCCGGTCCTCCGTCGTGGCGAGGATGGACCTACCCGGGGTCGGCTCGAGGACCTCGGCCTTGATCGCCACCCGCTCGCCGTCCCGCATGGAGGCGATCCCGATCGCCGCGTTATGCCCCACCGAGGGAGCGAGGATGACCTCGTCGCCCTCCTTGACCTGACCGATGTCGGAGTAGAGCCGATCCCATTCCGGCCCGAGGATGGCCGGCTCATCGCCCTCGGTCCAGACGTTGCAGGTGAGCCGCGCCCACGACCCGGGGGACTCCATCGGCGAGTTATCCGGATGCCGTTCACGAAGCAGCTTCTTGGTGAGCCACGGCGCCGGGTTCACCCGGTATACAAGGGAGATGTCGTCCAGGTTGTCCTCCCCCGTGAGCGCGTGCTCGACCAGGACGAACCCCCCGGAAGGCGACGTGTAGGTCCGGCGGTGCCCCTCCTGCTCCAGGCGGTATTCCCGGGCCTTCTCGAGCAGCTTGCCAAGCGGGGAATCCAGCGACGTGCCGGCGGTGGAGATCGTGATCATCTGGGCGCCGTTCAGGAGCCCGTTGCGGTAGACGCGGTACAGCTCCCCCGTGGGGTGGCGGTGGAGCTCGTCCACCAGGGCTAGGGTGGGGATAACCCCGTCCGCGGTCCTGACCTCATGCGGCATGACCCGCAAACGTCCCGTTTCGAAGCGGATCACGTGCATCCCTTCCCGAACCTCGAAGACGCCGGCGTATCGCGTCGGTTCCCGCCGATCCCCCGGCAATGCTCGCCGCTCCAGCCCCGCGCCCTCGATGAGCTTCGTAGCCTGCTTGTGGAGGAGCGCCGCCTGCTCCCTCGAGCTCGCTCCGATCACGGCCTCCGCGTTCGGCGTCATCAGCAGGTGGTACAGGGCCAGGGCCGCGAGGAGCGTCGTCTTGCCGTTCTTCTTCGGGATCAGGATCACGAGCTCGGTGACGCCGGCGAAGTAGAAGCCGAGGAGGTACGCCTGGAACGGCCATATCCGCATCCCGAGCAGCTTGGCGAAGCGGCGGAATCCCCTCAGGCCGTAGGGCATCTTACGTATGGCGAGGATCTCAGGCGGGTACGGCGCGTCCTCGGTCGGCTTGGACCTCATGTGGGGGGGTTTCCTGAGCGGATTCGGGTGGGAGGACTCGCCGCGACGCTTTGGGGAAAACTGAACTTGGTCTGATCATGGCGCTCGATGTACGCCGCCGCTGCCCTCAACCAGTCAGCCCTGTCAGCGAACCATCCGAGCCCGCTGTTGCAGCCATGGCACAGGGCTTCCCGTACCCCACCATGGTCATGGTTGTGGTCCACATCCCACCGCTCTGGCTTGCGCTTACAGATCGCACAGCGGTAGCCCTGCCTCACCATCATCTCGTCCCAGTCCACCTTGGTCAGGCCATAGACCCGAAGCGTGGTCATCCTGCCCTGCTCATTCATGCGGCAGTCAGGGCAGTACTTGGTCCCTCGTCTGGTGGGACCGAAGACCACCCCGCAGAATCCGCAGACCTGCTCAGGTAGGGGGGGGTCGAGCTGGTCGGTGCCGTGCGTGGTACTTCTTGGCACACGGCGTGGAACAGAACTTCTTAGGGTTGCCGGTGCTGGGGAACCGGCCTACCTGCGCCCCGCATTGCCGACATTGCGGGATGGTCACCTACTCCCCCCTCTGAGGGAACAGCCCCGACATCTGGCTGCACTCGTTGGTCAGATGCAGGGCGTGGATGATGGCGCGAGCGTCCTTGACCTCGATCAGTTCGCCGCATTCTGGGCAGAGGTCCGTGATGGGGATCCGCTCACCTAGGACGGCGGGGTGGGAGGGCATGGCCTGGTGAGGGGTTGGGTCAGGCATCCTGCAGCATCCTGTACGTCGCCGCTATGCGTTCCTGGGCTCGTTTCTCGATCTCAGCCTTACGGAGCCGTTCCTTGAGCTCGGCGCCGGCCCTACGGTTGCAGGATCGATGTTCAGGGCGTACTTCAGGACCTCCACCAAGGGCTACGTCGGAGGCGTGGCCGGCTTCCCAAGGGTCTCCTGCTCGTGGACCAAGGCCGCACCTCTGGCAGAGGGCGGGGAGCCGTCCTGCCTTGATCGCCTCGAGCATCCGCCGTCGCCGTTCCTGGTGATCGGCGCCGTAGGGGTGGGGGCCGGCGTGCTTCTTGGTCCGTCGGCGGTGGGAGCAGGATGTGCTTCCGCAGAGGCATGCGCCCATGAGGGGAGTCTAGCCCGAACGGGCGTTCGTTCCTAGTAGCGGCGTCATCCTGTCCCCTTCTCGCCCACGGATGCGCGTTGCGGTAGTAGCACGGCGAGGTCACGGCGAGGGGCCACGTCCCCGTATCCGCTTTCGTCCATCCAGTCGGCAAGCTCTCCGGCGATCCGCACTAGAGCATCCAACCAAGCACCGGAGCCGCCACAACCGGAACAGGCGTCGTCACCGTCCACCCCTCCGCCCTCGCAGAATGGACACCACTTTCCTTCGATCTCTAGCGTCATCCCGTCCCCTTCTCGCCCGATGGAACGACCCACTTCCCTTCCGGTCCACCGACCCAACGCGGTCCTTCGGGGTTGGCTCCTGCCGGTAGCGCCTGGATGTCGAGGTCGTAGTCGTCGTCGGTAGGGTCGATGTCGTTAGCGATGCCTCCATCGACCGCTTCCTCGACCGCGTACTTCCCCTCGGCTTCGACGAAGAAACGGCGCGTAAGCGACTCCGTGATGTCCACCTGGTACAGCGTCATCCTGTCCCCTTCTCGCCCCGCAACTAGTGCCACACCCCATCACGTTCGCACCACTGCTCGCCGTAGTAGGGCTCCGGTCGTGGCGGTCTCTCGTTGTCCCCGAGGCCCTCGTCCACTTCCCACGGATGCGTTTCCATGCGCGGCTTCGGGGTCTCGTTGTCCCCGAGGGCGGCGAGGGCGAGCGCATCGCCTACGTTCTGGTGCATGGTGCAAGGCGACCACTCGGTCGGGTTCATGGCAGGACCGCAGCAGTCGTCGAGGTCGTCTATCGCGGCCTTCCGAATCTTGTTCAGCTCCCGTAGCGCCGCTTCCTGTCTCTCGACCTTGGCCTCGGCGGCTTCGGCTCGGAGTAGCACGGCGTTTGCCCGACCGCGCCGGTTCTCGGAATCCTCCAGCAGGTCCACCAACTTGTCCCGCTCCTGCTCTAGCTGATCGACCTTGGCCCTGAGGTCGGTGATCTCTCGTTCGAGGTCACCCACCGCCCACTTGTCTCCCTCCCGCTCCTGTGCCTGTCTCTCGACCTTGGCCCGCAGGTCCCTGTTCGTAGCCAGCAGCGCATCGACCTTGTTGTTCAGCACGTCGCGGTAGCCTTTCAGCCCCTCTAGCTCCTGCTCTAACTGCTCGATCCTCGTTCTCTCGCTCATGCCCGTGTCCTCGTTCGTGCCCGTTGCCGTTCACGGATGCAGGTACGGCACACGCGGAACGTCTGCCCGTTCTTGCGAGGCCCCATGTAGGTGTTCTCCGGGGTGTACTCATGGCCGTGTTTGCAGTGGGTCGCCTTGGCTCGGACGCCACGCCACATGTTCTCCCCGTGAGTCACCGCATCCAGGTGAGCGGGGTTCACGCAGAGCTTGTTCCTGCAACGGTGATCCAACTCCATGCCTTCGGGGATAGGACCGATCACGTATTCGTAGGCCAGTCGGTGCGCGTACCGCTGTCCACCATCGAGCCAGAACTGCCCGTAGCCATGAGGGGCGTTGGCCATCCACACCCAGCACTCGTCGGGAGAGTCGGCACCCTCGACCTTCGACCAGAACCTCGCGGCGTTCTTCAGGGTCATCCTCATGAGTCCTCCTCGAAGACGATATCCACGCCAGGGGGTAGCGGGTCGCCGTAGGCCGGGGCGCAGCGGTGCGCTTCAAGTTCTTCGATGCGCTGTGCCTGTCTCTCGTAGCGGGTACGGAGGGAGGCGAGGGCGGGTAGCTGGTCCTTCGTCACTTCCACCGCGAGCCACTTCCAAAGCTCTGCGGCGTCTACCTCTGACGTGGAAGCGGTGCGATCGGTCACCATTCGCCGTTCCTCCAAGCGTCGCTCTCAGCAGCCGTCAGCCGTTCCTTGAAGCCGCGGATCACCTGGGCTACGTCTACCTTGTCTCCTCGGCGTTCGGCTTGGTCAGTCATCGCGGTTTCCACCCTTCGGGAAGCCGCCGACGCCAGGGAACGAGCCGATCTTGGCACCCTTCTCCCGAGCCAGCGCGAACAGGCGTTCCGCGATGGCCGCACGGTCGAGCGGTCCGTAGCCATCCAAAGCACGGCGCTTCAAAGCAGCGAACGGCTCCGCCCCCATGCGCTCGATCACGAACTCCTCCCACTCAAGCGGGCGGTGCGTGAACCGCATATGGCACGACGAGCAGAGGCACATCGCGTTGTCGAAGTCGTAGCGGACGCTGAGGTAGCGTCGGCTGACCACATGGGCGCACTGAAGCCGCTCCGTGGACCCGCATGCCTGGCAGCTTCCCACCGACCTCACAAGCAGGGAGAACCACTTGTCTAGCTGCTCCTTCTTCGGACCACCCTTCGCGACCGATATAGCGTGCCGCGTCTTCTGAACGTGATCACCCGCGCAGGCATGCGAACAGGTGGTCTGATCCACGCGAGCGCCACCCATCCAGAAGTACTCTTTGCCACACCGGGCGCAGATGCGGATCTCGCCCCGCCGGCCCTTCACCCTTCCGTCTACCCGCTTCACGACGATGAATGGCGCTTCGTCGGGGGGCATGTGAACCAGGTGCCTCCCGAACCAGCGTGTCGGCGCCGTGCGGAGCAGTTCTTGGAAGTGCGTCGTCTTGGGATCCTTCCGTCGTGGCACCATCCAGTCTCCTGACCGGTAGGCCTCAAGCTCCTTCGCGGTGAGCTCGCCACCGCTCACGCCGTCTCCTTCGTCGCGAGCCGAACTTTCAGCGAAGGGAAGACGACCTTCACGCGGGCCTGCATCTCAGCCGTCTGGAGCATGTACCAGTCATGGAAGCTGATCCACGGTCCTGAGGGGCGGTCCTCGATGTGGTCGTCTTCGGCGGGGTTGTCGATCATCGCTCCGCCTTCAGGATCGCGGCGACGTAGGAGAACGGGTTGTCTATCCCCAGGAGCGGCGGGAAGCCCCACGCCGTTCGGAGCGCCGCGGTGGTTCGTTCCACGCCGTACAACACGTTCCACTTCTGGATCGCTGGGATCGTGATGCGGTGTCCGGGGGTGACTTCTTCATCGAAGGCGTCGCCGTTGAGCTTCTGGGCGAGGTAGAGCTCGTCCGGCGTTGGTCGTCTGTCTTGTCTCTTCGAAGC